CTTGGTCCTGCCACTGGCTGTACAGGAACGCCCTGTACTTCTCTCCGACCCGAAGTCGACGCCGCCTCTCGGAACGGAGTTGTTTCTGAGAGATGGTGGTTGACTTCGGGGCCTTCCCGGTCTCGGCCAGGTGGATTGTTGCTTTGAGGGTGACGTCCGATAGAGGTACTTTCGGGATTGAAGTAGCCTTCTGCTTTGCGAGGTACCTGACACGTTGAACGAGGGGGGTCTTTTCCCCTCTTTCGCGTCGTACAGGTCCGAGCAAGGCGAAGGCGAAAAGGAGATTCCAGCGTTCGCGTTGGACCCCCTTTTCCCTCTTTCGGATACCGCCCCCATAGCCCAGTCCCACGGGTCCGGGTGGAAGGTTTCGTAAGTCGGTTCTGCGTAGTGTGCGGAGAGCGAGATCTCGGATCGGTCGCAGGATTCTTCCAGGCTTCCGTATCTTCTCTGCGAGGTTTTCTCGCAAGGAGATAGGGTTGTCTGAGAGACCGGCGTTTTGACGTGCGCCGGAGCATTCTGCGAGCCGGAGGAGCTCTTTGCTCTCCGCCTGTGTTTCGTCTCCATCCCTGACGAGATGTACGAGCTGCTCGCAATACACCCCGAACCGTCCGTAGAAGGACTTCGTGAGGTTGGGGACAAGCCCCAACAAACGGAGCCTGGATTCGTACCTGAGCACTTGGTCTTCGGACCAGAGTGCGACGAGGTCGTCTCCACAGATGGCATAGGAGTGTTCCGGAGATGAGGAAGCTGCCCAAGCGTTGATGACAGATAAGATGGTCCACGAAGTACCGAGTCCCATGTGGATTCCGTTCTTCGTCGACTGTCCTGTCTCGAGTCGCATTGGGCCGCAGAGTTTCCGGGCGGCAGCGAGTTCGTCTTGTGACCATCCGAGTTCTTCCCCGAGGGCTGATATGACTCTTCTGGCGAGGCGATGACTGATTCGATCGGTCGCCTTGCTGAGATCTGCAGAGTATATCTTGGCCCCCCTCTTCCCGCGTAGGTGGACTGGCTTTCCCCACAGAGTCCATTTGTGGACATGTAGGGTAGCCAGGAGAGGGAGTAACCGCCTGTTGAGGCAGCGCCCGGTGTGGGCTGCATCTGCAGGGTGGATACTCGCAATCCTCGTCTTTCCCCCAAGCTCCGTGATCGGGAGTGCCTTGACAGGCATTTCTGACCGACGGAGAGTTCCTTTGAGGGAAATCCTCCATGCGTGGTAAGGG